TGAACGAGCAGCAATCTGCTTTGGTGATTGCATTTATGCGGAACAGCGAAATAGTTCGATCTTTCAAAGTTGCCCTGGTGAAAGGCTTCTTTGAAATGCGCGCAAAATTGAATGCACCAGATCCACTCGCTGATTTGCCCCCAGAGCAGCAAGCACTTGTCGCTTTGATGGTCGATAACGTCAAGATAAAAGCGAAGCAGGCTGAGTTAGAAGCTGAGCAGGCAATTCAACAAGAGAGCATTAAGCGTATCGAGGCAAAGCAATCAGCTTTTGAGGAGGGGCATTCTTTCTTCACCGTGATGGGTTTTTGTGCGTTGCGCGGTATCAAGTTAGCTATGCGTGATATGCAGCGGCTTGGCCGGGCGGCCGGCACCTTGAGTCGGGAAAAAAGTATCCCGATCGACAAGGTGCGGGATGCTAGATATGGAGTTGTGAACGCATATCATGAGACGACGCTTGAGGCCGCTTTAGTAAAAATTCACGGAGGGATGTAATGGAACTGCTGAAATTGAAAATTACCGGCACATCGCCGCTGATGATGCACTCGGACCGCCTTGCTAACCCATTGGCGGCGGAAACAAAGTTACACAAAGAATTGACTGGCAAGCGCAAGAAGACTGATGAGGATCACCTCGCGATCGCAAAATCAGAGTTCATTGCTGGGGCGTATTGGGATAAGAAAGTCGGGTTCTTTATTCCAGGACAAAATCTTGATGCGACTTTTCTGGCCGGCGCGAAATTGCAAAAACTTGGCACAGCATGGAAACGGGGTGCGCTTGTTCAGACAGACCGGGCAAAATTAATGTTTGATGGCCCAGACAGTCCAGAAGATCTTTGGGCGGACTCTCGGTTTGTTGATTGTCGGGGCGTAAAGATTGGTGCCAGCAAGCTGATGCGGTATCGGCCGGTATTCATGGACTGGTCCGCCCACCTGACTGTGGCGTTCAATCCCGAAGTGCTGGATTTGAACGAAATCAAAAAAACAATCTCAGATGCCGGCTCTTTGATTGGCACTTGCGAATTCCGCCCGCGCTTCGGTCGATTCGAGGTGGAGTATGAGTGACGAGGTGGAATTATCTCGATATCCATCGTGGCGGCAGGCGGTGCAGGACTGCTTGCGAGAGTTCAAGTATGGCGACATGATTAGTCATGCTTGGCTTGCCGAGCATTTCGGTATGCCGACAATGGGCGATGAAGTGGAAATGACAGCGCAAGACTTTCGGAGTCATCAATTTGAATGGCTGTCTAACATCGAGTCGTTTAAGAATGAGCTTTTGCGGGATCACTCAGTTCTGCTTCAGTCAGTTCGCGGAGAGGGCTTTCGCTGGGTTCCCCCTCAGGAGCAGACTCGGATAGCTGAGGATGCATTTCAGAAGGATGCAAATCGAGCATTTCGCAGTGCCGGCAATAAGCTGCGAAACATTCGGGTGTTTGAACTTTCCGATGAGCAGCGTCGTGAGAATGTTGATGCTGTTGCAAAGATGGCGGCGATGAAGGGGATGTATCGCAAAGGCTTGAAGTAAGGATTGGCGTGCCATGTTGTGCTGTGATTAGGTGCGTTTCGGTCTGGCTTGGTAGGGGCTGACAACAGCAGGTAGCATCTTCGAAGAGGTTGCTATCTGATGCGGTAAGCATCTGTGGCGAGCTATGTTTGTGTGCGCTGCGGCGAGGTGGGCTGAGCCGAGGTTGGCTTAGGCAGGGCATGGGCTGTTTTCAGCGGTCAGCTTTCGGGCTGACCGATGCGAATAGCATCAAGGGTACGGCCCAGTCCGCTTTGGTGTGGCGTGGTTCGGCGGGGTACGGCCCGGCATGTTAAGGCCCGGTGTGGTGAGGCATGGGCCAGAAATGGCATTCGAAGGGCTCCAGAAATGGAGCCCTTTGTCTTTATGGAGACTGGATTATGGATCAACGAGAACTGCATAATGATTTTGAAGAGGGATTGCGATCTGCGCTGGACGGTCGTCAAGCCAGAATGTGGACTGCACTCCCAGGCATTGTCGAGAGTTTTAATGCTGATGCGTTGACCTGCACTGTGCAGCCGGCGATTAAGGCGAATGTCCGTAGCCCGGATGGCAGTACGCAATGGGTAGCGTTGCCGTTGCTGCTTGATGTGCCGGTCACATTTCCGCGCGGCGGTGGCTGTACGCTGACTTTCCCGATCGCCAAAGGTGATGAGTGCCTGGTGGTTTTCTCATCGCGGTGTATTGATGCATGGTGGCAGAGTGGTGATGTGCAGGTGCAATCAGAGCTGCGGATGCATGACCTATCTGATGGCTTTGCCATTCCCGGGCCGTTCTCGCAGGCCACCAAAATCAGCGGTTGGAGCGGGGATTCTGTGCAACTGCGCAGCAATGATGGGGCGGCGTTTATCGGTCTGAATCCGTCATTGCACGATATTGATATCACAACAAGCGGGAACTGGAATGCCACTATCGGTGGCGCAGTGAATATCAATGTGACGGGGAATGCCAATATTTCAGCGGCGAATGTGATGGTGGCGGCGACTGAGTCGGCTTCGGTGACTGCGCCGGCGATAACGTTGGGATCTTCTGGGCAGAGTTTGCTGAGCTTCGTCACGTCGGCATTCATGTCGATATTCAACGGCCACAAGCACACGACTAATACGGTCGGTGCGTTGTCCTCAGTTTCCGATCTTCAGATGACAAGCGATCAACTGACAAACACGGTAAAAGGTGGGTGACATGAGATATAGGGCGCTTGATGCAGATGGTGATTTTACCTTTGGCCAGAACGGCGCAAATATGTTGGTGGATTCGCCTGCCGCAGTGGCGCAGGCCATTCAGACCAGATTGAAATTGCGACAGGGGGAGTGGTTTTTGGATAGCACGCAAGGAATGCCCTATGACACTGACGTTGTTGGCACCAATAAAGCGGCGACACGCGACTTGGCATTTCAGACAGAGATTCTGAAAACCACTGGCGTTTCAAAAATCACGGAGTATGCGAGCTATGTGGACCCGACCACGCGCAAATTTAGTGTGGCGGTAACTGTAGATACCAAGTACGGCAGCACAACTACCTCAACGACTTCGAGTACCTGATGGCAACATACCCACTTGCAACGCTGGCATGCACAATCAATGATGCCGGCATTAGCGGGCCGACATACTCGGATATTCTGAGTTCACTGGAGGCCAGTTTTCAGTCGATTTATGGCTCGGATATTTACATCGATCCGGATTCGCAGGATGGTCAATTGCTGGCTTTGTTTGCCCAGGCCATATATGACGGCAACCAGGCTGACGTCACTGTTTACAAAGGCTATTCCCCTTCCTATGCGCAGGGAACAGCCTTGTCTAGTCAGGTGAAAATCAACGGCATCCGACGTAGTGCTTCCAGCAATAGCACCGCCGTGGTTGATATCGTCGGCACTGTTGGTACTGTCATCACCAGTGGCGTGGTTGCCGATACGAACAGCAATTTGTGGAGCTTGCCATCCTCCGTGACGATTCCGGGGGCAGGAACGATTCCGGTCACTGCAACGGCGCAGACGGCAGGGGTAATTACGGCGATTGCAGGTGCCATTTCCACGATCAATACACCAGTGAAGGGTTGGCAGTCAGTGAATAATCCTGCTGCTGCAACGCCTGGAATCGCAGCGCAAAGCGATGCTGCGGTGAGAAAAAAGCAAAAGGCATCAACTTCTGCATCAGCACAAACTCCACTGCAGGCGATTATTGCGAACGTGGTTGGCGTCTCTGGAATCGGTCGTTCGGCAATTTATAACAATACGACGAAGATAACTGACGAAAATGGCGTGCCAGGCAATTCAATTGCTGTTGTTGCTGAAGGTGGTGACGTCACAACGATTGCAGAGGTTATTTCGCAAAAGAAGGCCCCTGGAACGGGAACGTATGGCACTACTGCGGTAGTCGTAGCAGATCCATCGGGAGTGCCGGTGACGATTAATTTCTTTGAGATGACGGAAGTTGATGTTTATGCCCAGATCAATATAGTGCCATTGTCCGGGTATGTATCAACAACAGGTGATGCTGTGGTCGCTGCGGTGGTTTCGTACCTCTCTGGATTCGCGATTGGCCAGGCTTCGTTACTCGGTAAGCTGTTTGGCCCGGCAAACCTGTCAGGCGATGCCGCCACGTCAAGCTCTGGTTTGACGCAGGCAGCGCTAGATGTGCTGAGCGGCACCTACAACCTGCCGGTCGCCAATATCTATCAGGGACGTGGCGACATGCTTGTCACTGACGGACCGTATGCAGCAGGTGCTGTGGCTATCCATGTTGCGAATGTGGCCAGCATATCGGCTGGCCGCACGATCGTCGTAGAACAAAGCGACGGGTCGCAACAGACGGCTGTTGTCACTGGCGTGTCTGGCAATGCCGTGACCTTCACGCCTGCAATTGCTACAGGTAAGACGATTGCAACGGGTGCCCAGGTTCTGGTAAATGGGGACTTGGTGATCGCCTTCAATGAGGGCGCGCAGTGCAGCGCGTCCAACATTACGCTGGTGACCTGATGGCCGTCGATATTTCTCAGTACACATCGCTGATCACATCTCAGCATGCTGATAAACCTAAGTTCATGGCCATGGTGTCGCTGTTGGCTCAATGGGCGGTCGATCGGCAGAACATGCTGGCATCGATACCCGAGCTGTATGACATTGATGTGGCGATCAGTAGCCAACAGGATGCAGTGGGCGAGTGGGTGGGGCAGACGCGCAATTTATCGATCCCCCTGACTGATGTCTATTTCAGCCTTGATTCGACGGGGCTGGGTTTGGATCAAGGCGTTATTCAGGGGCCTTACGACCCCGTTAGCGGACTCGTATCGCTACCCGACGAGGCCTATCGCACGCTGCTGTATGCCGTCATCTCTGCGAACTATTGGGATGGCTCGATACCCGGAGCCTATACCGCATTCAATACGGTATTTGAGCCACTGGGATATCAGATGTTGATTCAAGACAATCAGGACATGACGATATCGTTGGCTCTGGTCGGGCCTAAACCGGATGCCGTCACTTTGGCCTTGTTCAAAGGAGGCTATCTCAATTTGATACCTGCTGGCGTCGGGATTGCATTTTATTTTGAGCCATCCGTAGTGGGTGTGCCGATATTTGGGCTCGACGCCAATAACGACAGCATTGCTGGACTGGATGCCGGAGCTATAGCAACGATAGTCGGCTCATAGTTGATATTCAACAATACTCAAGACCCTTCGGGGTCTTTTTTTCGCCTGAAAGGATTTTAGATGAGCGTTGAACAGGACTTCCTTCCGTATGCGGTAGGTAGTGGGGCCAATGTAGTGAGTCAGGAGACTTATGCTGCCCTGACTGCGCTTCTGCAAAATGGTCTGACATCAGGAATTGTCCCGTCTGTGCAGTTGAACAAAATTCTTCGCCAGTCGAGCATTATTTCATCTGTGATCGGCCAATTCATTGTCTCAAATAGCGGGCAGCCAGCTATTGATGACGGCACGACAAATACCTTGCTGACAAATTTTACAGCTTCCGTCAAAGCATTGATGCGGCAGCAATCCATCCAGGCTGACTCGGGGGCGGTGAACGCATATGCAATTACAAACGCAGTACCGCTATCGTCGCTGCCCACGGTAACCGGTGTTGTGCAACGCCTTTTTGTTGGACATACCAATACAGGTGCTTCTACGTTTAATCCTGATGGCCTTGGCGCATCTCCGATATTCGGTGTTGGTGGCAAAGCCCTGCAGGGCGGTGAGATGCTCTTGAATGGCAGTGCAACACTGTTTTCATATGTAGGTTCGCTATTGAATTCAGGATCTTTGTGCTGGATTCTCATCGAATGCTCTGGAGCGCCTATGCAGGTCGCCAATGCTACGGCTAGTCAGCATGCCGTGGCAGCAGGTCAGATCGCATCTGGTTCGCTCGGCACGGCCACCGCCGGCGGCGCTGCCAATGCAATTACTGCCGCATTCCCATTCAGTCCGAGCGCTTATGTGGCCGGCCAGCCATTCACTATCGTTGCTGCGGCCGCCAATACTGGGCCGGTTACTGCTGTGCTCACCTTGGGTGGCGTGGCTCAAACCTCTATTTCGGTGACAAAGGGGGCGGGCGTGGCTCTTGCCACCGGTGACATCCCGGGAGCAGGGTATCCAGGAGAATATGCCTACAATCCCACCGCCGGCACGCTGGTGATGTTGAATCCGGCAACGGGGGTTGCTCCACAACTGACGCCTCTGACCGCAAGCGTTTCATCGAATTTGATTACGGCGAACCTGGCAGCAATGCCGCTTATGTTCAGAAATGCAACGCTGACCACTGGCAGCGGGATCGCAATCAATACAGGTGCGCTGTCAATTGCTATCCCGAACATTGCCGCTTCTCTGGGGGCGACTACAGGAGTTGCCACGCAACTGATCGTGCTGGTTGCTTACAACGCCGGCGTGCCAGTGCTTTGCTTTGCAAATATTTCTGGTGGGATTGATTTCAGCGAAACGGGTCTGATCAGCCCGACCACGATCAGCTCAAGCTCAACGTCTGCAAGCACGATCTATTCGGCCTCGGCGGTTGCGGCTAATTCTCCGTATCGCGTGGAGGGCTATCTCAACGCCACATGGACGAGTGGTGTCGGTTGGACATTAACGCAGGTGCAGCCATGCGGCGGCATGGCTATGGCGGCAATGCAGTCTTTGGGATATGGGCAAACACCTCAAAGTTTAACGCTGGTATCTGGAACTACGTATTACAACCCGTCCGCAAAGCCGATTGTCGTGGACTTCAGCGTGGCTTACTCATCAACTGGTTCAGTGACCTTCGTCAAAGGCACCTCTACAATCATTTCAGATGGGAATTCCACGGGAACGTACCACTACACACAGCTCATATCGCCTTATCAGAGTTATTCCGTAACGCTCACTGGGGGGGCGAGTTTTGGGCTTCCCATCGCAACAAAATAAGGAAGAAATATGACTATTTGGCGAGATGAAAATGGTGGTTTGCATGATGATATGGATGGGCTAGCGCTATCGCTGCCATCATGGCCACAAGGTATGACGCAGTTGACCAATGAGCAGGTGCAGGATATGCAGGCCCCGACGTTGGCACAGGCACAAGCCTCTCAGATCACAACGCTTACGACAGCGTATTCAGCCGCTGTTCAGGCATCGGTCAGCTTTACGACTGCTGCTGGCGTTGCCGCAACATTTCAGGCTGATAGCAATAGCCAGGATGTGCTGCTGGTGGCAGTAACCGGCTACAACACGCAACAAGCCGTGCCGTCAGGCTTCTACTGGAAATCGGCGGACAATGTACTGGTGCCGTTCGCACTTGCCGATCTCAATGGTCTGTATGCCGCGATGTTGGCACAGGGATGGGTCGCGTTTCAGAAGCTGACCACGCTCAAGGCCAAGGTCGCTGCCGCAAAGACCATCGCCGCTGCACAGGCCATCGTCTGGTAATACCAGCTTCACATCTAACTAAGTCTGGGCCACCCTCGAGGTGGTTTTTTTACACCCGCCGCGCGCGGGCTTTTTTACGCCTGGAGATTCTATGGCAATAGTCAAACATCTGATTGATGCGACGAAGGGGAAGCATCCGATCGGAACTGCACGTTCGGGGAAATGGCCGACAGTGCGCAAGCATCACCTTGAGGCGCATCCAGTGTGCGCTGTCTGTGGCGGTTCCGAGTCGCTGGAAGTACATCACATCCGGCCGTTTCATCTGCACCCCGATCTTGAGCTTGATCCGGGGAACTTGGTCACTCTTTGCGAGGCGAAGAAGGCGGGCGTCAACTGCCATCTCTTCGTGGGCCACCTTGGTTCCTATCGCAGCTTCAATACTGACGTTGTTGCTGATGCTGCGGCCTGGGCCGAAAAGATCGTACACCGGCCCCTGCATGAGGAGGTGTCTGCATGATCGATCTGGAAACTATCAAGTTGGTGGTCGAATTGCTAGTTACTGTTTTCGTAACGCCTCTTGCCTGCGTGCTTTGGTGGATGCTTCGCAAGTTGGTGGCTGATGTGCGTGATCTTG